GCCGTTGCAGAAGCCGTATTCCAGCTCGATCGGCGTGTGGAAATGGCCGGTGACGACATAGTCGATCACGGTCCCGATCGCGGCGTAATCCTGAATCACCCGCTGCATGCCGCGCGAGATGGTCGCGGCCGGGCCGACCATGCCCATGCCGCCGCGCGACCCGATATTGTTGCCATGGGTGAACAGCACATTCCAGCCGCAGATCGAGATCAGGGCGTCGCCGGAGAGCGGCGCCGAGAAGGACAGCCGCTTTTCGCCCTTGGCGCGGTACCAGGACTCGATCTGCCAGGCGACGAGCGTGTCATAGGAATTGATCGCGTGGCCCTTGGCCTCGGGCTTGCGGGTCGTGCGGCCATGATTGCCCGGCAGCGCGACGACGCGGATCTCGCAGGAAAAGCTCTTGAGCAGCAGGTCGAGCCCGGAAATCAGCAAGCCGGACAATTCCCGCACGGCGGGAATCGAGAGCAGGTCGTTGGTTTTCGCCAGCTCGTCGTGGATCTCGCCCGTGATCAGGTCGCCAAGCAGAACGACATAGATCACCGCCGGCGCCGGGCCCTCCCAATGGGTCGTCCCGAGCTTGACGGCGGACTGGAACAGGCGCTCGAGCCGCCGCGCGGCGATGCTTCGGTTGTAGCTGTTGCGCCCGCCCATCTGGTCGAGGTCGATCACCTCGCCCATGTGGACGTCGGAGATCGGCAACACGATGGCCTCGCGGTGCTTGCCCTCCGGCGATTTGTCGGGCGCCCAGGAGAGCGGCGTCGGCGGCGTCGCCGCCAGCTTGAACACGCCCTCGCGCAGCGCGGCGCCGGAAACCGCGGCGCGCTCGGCCGAGGCGCGCAAGTTTTTTTCGCGCGTGAGCTGGTCGGCGATGCGCCGCAGCGTCAAAGGCTCAACCGGCGGTTCCAACGGTTTTTCGGTGGCGGCCTTCGGCTTTTCAGGCGACGCCGGCGGGGGCTTGTAGAGCGACCAGTCCGGGATGAGGCCGTAAAGCCGCTCGGCGGTCGCAATCGAACCGCGCAGGCTCTCCGCATCGACGCCGAGCTTTTCCGCCGCGGCGCGCAAGGCGCCGGGTTTGCGGCTGCCGAGGCTGACCCCGGGCGGCGGCGCGCCGGCGCGCAGGGCCTTGTTGACGGCGGCGATGCGGCGGCGGGCTTCGCCCTTGGTCAATTTCGCCATGTCAGACTCCCGGCTTGCCGCGCGGCGGGCGCGAAAACAATTCAATCAATTTGTCCTGGATGCTGGCGATTCCGGCGCGCATCTCGCGCCCGACCTCCTCGATGCGCCCCTCGATCCGCCCCACGGCTTCGGCGGAAACGAATTCCTTGACGGCCTGCGTCTTGAAGGCGGCGAGATCGGCCGCGACCTTGTCGATCTTGTCGTCGGTCGCCAACGCGATCAGTTTGGCGTCCTTGGCCGCCGCCTTCGCCTCGGCCGCCGCCGCCGCCGCGCTTTGCGATGACAGCCGCGCCGCCAGCACCACGCCGAAAATGGCCGCGGCCAATACGATCACGACCGACAGAATTTGCGCCCATTTCGCCAGCGCATCGAGATCCAGTCCCATTTCAAAAGCCTCCGGCGAGACATCCGCCCGCTCTTGCAGAAAGCCGGGGCGCGTTGGCCCCGGCCTTGTTTCACTCGTTCGGCCATTCCTCGATCTTTGGCCCATCGCTCCGGTCCAGCACGACGGGCTTGGGCGCTTCGCCCTGCGGCGCGGCCTCGCGCGGGATATCCAGCACATCGCCGCGCGCGATCAGGATCTGATCGATCGCGTCATGCAATTGCGCCGCTTCCCGCGCGGAAACAGCCCGCAGCAGGCCGATCCGGCAGAGCACCGCCGAAAGGGTGTGAAAGCGCGCGCTCATTGGCCCTCGCCCTCGATCAGCGCCCCGACCGAGTGCAGCTTCTGCCGGCAGTCGCGGCCCGCGCGCTTGAGATCGAGGACGTAGGTTGCGGCCTGGCGATTGGTGGCGACCTTGCCGCCGTTCGGCTCGTCGAGGCAGGCCAGCAGGCTTTGCGGGATGGTGTCGCGCAACAGCGGGCGCGCGACTTGCGGCGGCGCGGTGAGAACGGCGGGCGAGCTGGCGCAGCCGGACAGGGCCAGCGCAGCGAGAAGGAGAAAGGCGCGCATCATTTCCCCCGGATGGCGTCGAGAATGACGGAATGCGCCGGGGCGTCGGAGCCGTCCGGCTTCGCGTCCTGCGGCGCGGCGTCGATCAGGGCTTGCGCGGCGGCGAGATCGGCGTCGCTCGCCGCCTTCTGCCGGGCGAGATCGTCAAGCTGCGCCTTCAGATTGGCGGCGTTGGCGGCGGCTTCGGCCCGCGCCTTCTGTTCGGCGGCGATCACGGCTTTTTCGTTTTCGTCGTTGATCGCGGCGATCTGCCGATCGTAACGGGCCTGCCATCCAGCGTCAGCGTGGTGATAGCCCTCGGCATAGATCTGGCTGGCGAGCGCGGCGCAGAGACAGGCCGCGACCGCATAATGCTTGAGAGGGGAAGGCACATAGACCAGAGCCGCCACAGCCGCCGCCACGGCGAGGATGGAAACCAGCGTGCCCGCATGGCCGATCACGTCGAAAAGAGAGAGCATCAGCACGACCTCCAAACGCCGCCTTGCAGCCAGCCGTGCCATTTGCATTCGCACCCCTGGCAGTTGACGGAAGGCGTGAGAGTCGGCGCTTCAAAGTTGCCGTCCCAGAGCCATGACGCGTGCGGCCCTTCCGGCTTTTTCAGGTGGCCGATCTTGATCGAGCCGCAATAGTCGACGGAACGGCGCGGATCAGGGCAATTGAATTCGAGCCGATCGACCTTGGCCGGATCATCGGTCCCTTTGCCTTCCGCATCCTTGAACTTGAAATCGCCGTGACGCGCCTCGAAAACAAAGCCGTCGCGAACCAGCGTTTTGTTCGTCGCGCCGTCGGTAATCCCGGTCGTGAAGGGAAAGTCCGAGGGCCAACGACGCCCTTTGATGTCAACCATCACTCAGCCTCCGGACGCGCGACGAGATCGACAGTCTGACCGGCGAGCGCGTGGCTGCTGTCGCTGAAGCCCCAGCCGTTGGGGCCGACATTGATCGCGTGGAGCGATTTGCAGCCAGGGCAATAAAACCCGATGTGATCGCCCTGGATGACCCTGAGAACGCCTTTTTGCATGGTATCAGCCCTCCATCAGGCACAATTCGCGCTCTTTTTCGCGCCGGCGGGTGAGGCCAGGCATGACGAATCCGGCGGCGCGGTTGAAATGCAGCAGCGCGTCGCAGCCGCCCCGGATGTCGCCCGCGTTGAGCCTGGCGACGACGCTCGAGCGGCAGACGCCGCCGACCCCGATATTGTGGGCGAGGCTCAGGACGGCGACATAGCGCGCGTCGGTCATCGGCGCGTGGACGCACTTCTCAATACCGTCGGCCTCGCGGTCGAGATCGGCCAGCAGCAGCGCCTTGCATTCGGCCAGGCTGGCGCGCTCGCCGGGCGTCACGTCCGGGCCGGTGTGGCCGTAGCAGACGGTCCACGGCTTGCCCCTCGTTGCGGGGTCTGGATAAGCATTCTGCCGCAGGCCCTCGAAGCCGCCGACGACCGAGACAGCCAAAGCCGCCGCGATGCCGCTCTTGTGCAGGCGGTTGAGTTTCTTCGGGGCGTCAGCCATTGGCGTCGGTCCCCGGCTGTTTGAGGATGCGGGCGAGCCCGAACGAGACCGAGGCCAGGAACAGGCCGCCGGCGAAAGGCCATGCGCCGATCAGCGCCTTGGCTTCGTCCGAGATCATCGGCGCGACAAAAATGACGGCGCCGACCGTGATCCAGATCAGTGCGACCCGAAGCGACCACAGCCGCATGATTTCCCGCCGCCAGCCGTCGATCATGCGAGCGTTGGCCGCAGCCAGAAGTTTTGTCAGCGCGAGCAAAAGCGCCTCCTTTTTCAGTTTCGGAATGCGGAGAGGAAAAGCCACAGCGCGCCGCCAAACAGCGCCGCGAGCAAGCCGCCGGAGCGCGCGAAGGGCGAGCGGACGAACTCCAGCGCGAGGCGGCCGACGGCCTCCAGCGCGAGCATCAGGACCGTGAAGATGACGCCGACGCCGCAGGTCAGGACGATCAGCAAGACGCCGACGATCTTGACGGCGAGCACGGCGGCCTTCCCGATCATGGCCAGAAAATCGCCCAGATGGTGAAGGCGGAGGCGATGCAGGCGAAGGCGGCCAAGCCCAGTTCCGGCGTGATCATAGCTCACACCTTCTGGTCGTCCGGCGTGACGCATTCCGCGACGCGGAAGACGAAGCCGGGGTTTTTGTTGATCCATTCCGCGACCACGCCCATCACCATGAAGGCGCAGATTCCCGCGCGTTCAGGGAACTTGTCCTCCGTCACGCAGCGCGCAGGTTCCGCGGCGCGGCAGGCGGTGATCCTGACCTTGCAATCGTGATCGCAGGGCGCGGCGACGGCCGGCGAGGCGCACAGCATCGCCGCGAGAAACAAGGCTCGCATGTCAAACCCCTCGAATTTTATGGGAGCCTCAGAGGACCGCCATCAGGCCGTCTACGAGCGGGCGGTTGGTGAGATAGCCGTTCGTTGTCATGTGCAGCATGTCGAGCGCCGCCATACCCGGAACCCAGACACCGCCGTTGCGGACGGGCGTATAGGCCAGCGTCGTCGCGCCTTCGAGCAGCGCGCAGATATCCGCCAAGCCGTCTTGGTTGGTCGGGAAAGTCTGTCCGGTCGATGGCGATGTCGCCGTGATCGCTGCGCCGGGCGTCGTGGTCCCGGTAAAGGCTCCCGACATCACAATCGTGCTGGTGCTGTAATTGATCGATGAAATCGTGGCGCCGCCCGCGATGCCAGAAGTCGTTGATGTCATGACCTGGCCCGGGAACAAGCCAAGCAGCGTCAGGCTCGCGACCGCCGTAATGTTGGCGCTGCCATTGGTCAGCGTGCCGGTCGTCGCATAGGCTCCAGCACCGCGCCAAAAGTCATTGGCGGTGCAACGCACGATCTCCTGCGGCGCGCTCTGCGGAGCCTGTCCCGCAGTCGTGTTGCCGAGATCCGACGAGGTCGTGTAAGGCGTGATCGTCGTGCCATAGACCCGGTCAACGCCGTTGGCCTTGAGCGTGGTGGTGATCGTGTTGCGGTCTGGGATGATCTGCGCGGCGGATCGTCCAGCGGTGATGTCATTGCGCCCGAGTTGCAGAATTGCCGAGAACGGGGACGAAGAAGAAGCGCCAGCAGCGACGAGCAACGCCGCGCGCGCCGTGAAGCCAGCAGCCGCGACGCTGGCGCGATCGCCCGGAGCCGCCCAATTGAGATGCGGCCCGACCAGCGCCGCGCCGCGCCCGAACAGGCCACGCCCGCCGGCCGGATCAAACACGGTATCGTCCGTCTCGCCGAGGCTATCCGTGATCAGAACCCAGACCTTGCGGTCGGACATCACCGAGACATATTGCGGAAGCCAGTTGCTGGCCTCGCCGGAGCCGAGATAGGTCGAATCCTGCGTATGGCCGTAGCCGCCGGAGCCCGCCTGATATTGGTCGCCATTGCCGCGATCGGCGCAATTGGAATAGCCCATCGACGGAATGAACCCGCCGCTGCCCATTCCGATGTCCCAATTGATGATGAATTTCTTGCACGCCGGATTGACGACGCCAGGAATATCGACATAGCCGAGGGCGTTATTCGCGACCGCCGCCGACGAATAGGTCGCGGTCGTTGTGCCATCCGATTGCGTGATCGAGCAGCGCAGCGTCATTGTGCCGCCGTTGCCACTCTCGCCCGCGCCGCCGGTCAGGATCGCGCCGTTCCAGAAACCGATGCGGACGACGCCATTGATCGGAACATAGCTGATCTGCCAGCAGCGGCCGCCGCTCTGCGTGTTTGAGCCGGAGCGCTGGTTGGGGATGCAAACGCGGTTGGTGGCGTGCCGCAAACTTGGCGGCAGGGTGATGCGGTTGCTGGGCGCGACAAGGCTCAGCGACGGGATCGGAGGAAGATTGCTCATAATTTGCTCCGATCAATCGACGAAGATGGCGACTTGCGCGGAAGACGACGCCGCATAGACCTGGACGCGCCCCTTGAAGGTTTGGCTGGTCCATGACCCGCCTTGCGCGCCAGCGCCGGAGCCGCCGCCAAGCGCGAATACGCTCGCATTGACGGGCGCCGCGGCGTTCGCCGCCGTGCCGTCGTCGCGGACAATTGCGATCTGCGCGCCGGAGGTGTTTTCGATGTCGATATTGTTGCGCGACGGCGACGCCGCGACCGTCGCGATCAGCACATAAGAGGCATAGGGGCCCGACGCCGCGAAATTGGCGCCGACATTGGGCAGCGTCGGCTTGTTGGCGCTGTAATCGGCCCCGACCGAACCGGCCTGCGCGACGGAACTGCCGGAGCCGGCCACATAGACGACATCGGCATAAGTGCCGTCGCCCATGTCCTTGAGCTTTTTATTTTGGCCGGTCAGCACGGCATAGGTTATGTCAGCCATTATTCTTGCTCCAGACTGGGCGAATGGATCAGCTAAACGAGGGAGAGCGCGCGCTTTTTGTGAACGTGGTCACGGGTCCGGGACGGCGGTCACCGTCAATGTTCCGCTCATGACGTGGAAACGGCCGCCGTTCGCTTCATTGACGCGGGCGGTCTGGAAATAGGCGGTAGTCGATGCGCGCGTAGCGGTGTCATCTTCCGCGAGCGGAACCCAGATCCACCAGAGGCCATCCGCATCCTGCTGGAACGACGCCCCGCCATCCGTCGTGGTCTTGGTCAGCAGAATATCGGCGCCCGTGGAAGCAGCCGCTTTCGCCAGAGTCCATGTTCCGGTGGCGCCGGTCGGGTCGAACGCCGGCGGCGCGTCGACATTCAAGGGAATTTTCAGGGTTAGCGTATCGCCGGCCGGCATCGACATCTTGATATTGGAGATCATAGGATTCGCCTTTCCTGGCGCGGCAGGCTTCCGTCGAGCGTGATGTCGCGGACGATCGATCCATCGGATGAAACAGATCGCGTCAGGCCGCCCTGCAGGAGCGCCGACCGCTGAATCAGGCCGGGAAGTTCAATGGTGCGGACAAAGGTTGTGACCTGAAGCACCGCACTTTGCGTCACATCGCCGAGAGCCTGAACGCCAACCGCGCCGATGATGACGCTCGCGGCGCCCTGCGACGTGACCGAATCCAATAGCGCGGACGCCGCGCCTTGAACGAGCGCTTGCGCCGATGCGAACTGGACGACGTCGCCAAGCGGTTCTGTGCCCTGCGCGCTGTCTGGCAGGCGCGACGACGCTGCTTGCGCGACATCGCCGAGCGTGGCCGCGCCAGAGGCGTTGACGGGGACGAATGCCTGCGCGGATTGCGCCACATCGCCAAGCGTCTGCGCGCCGCTGGCGTTGATGTTCGGGACGTCGGTCGCCGTCGCCGTCTGCGTGACATCGGCAAGCGTTTGGCTCGCCGCCGCCGAGACGAGGGCGCCGGCCTGCGCGCTTTGGGCGATATCGCCAAGGCCCTGCGCCGCCGAGGCCGAAACCACGACGGCCGCCGCGCCGCTCTGCGTCAGATTGGCCAGCGAAACCGAGGACGCCCCGGAAACGACGACGCCGGACGCGCCGGCCTGCGTCATATTGCCGAGGGTCTGCGAACCTGCGGCGGCGACGACTAGCGCCCCGACCCCGGCCTGCGTGACGTTGGCGAGGGTTTCGGTTCCGGCCGCGCCATCCGGAACCGTCGCCGCGCCCGATTGCGTGACGCCGGCGAGCGTGACGGAAGACGCCGCGCCGATCAGGACCGAAGCCGCCGAAGCCTGCGTGACCGCTCCGAGCGCCTGCGCCCCGCTCGCCTGAACGAGAACAGCCGCCGCGCTCGCTTGCGTGACCGCGCCCAGCGTTTGCGACGCGGCGGCGTTATCGGACAGCGCCGCCGCCGCCGCTTGCGCGACATTGTCTAATTGCTGAGAGGCCGCCGCATTGATCGAGGCCGTGAGAAGCGCCGCCAGCTTGGCCGTTTTCTTCCGCCAATGCTGCAGCGGCAGGTCAGGCGCGCCCATGGAAGCCGGGGCTTGCCACGCCGGCGCGGGTTTTTGATTGCCCTTGCCGCTTCCGTTGCCGTTGCCATTGCCATTTCCGCCACCCACTCCCTTGCCGTTGCCATTATTGGCCGGCGGCGGAACATAGGCGGCGAGCGGCGTGCTTAAAGAGGCGAATATTTGCTGCTGGACGGTCGGCGGGTACCATAAATCCCAGGGCGCCTGTGCCCACGCCATAAGTTGGGGCAGCGTGATCGCGGCGTCCGCATAAGCGACCGCGTGAACGATCGCGCCCGGCGTGTGCGCGCCGTTTGTGCCGTTCAGACCTCCGATAGCGAAGCTAGAACTCGCCGGGGTGTGCAGCGTGTTAGTGCCGTTAGCTTGGGCGGCGAGGGTAGCCCCGGTTAACAGATTGACCGATATCCCATACATTATCGGGTTGCCGGTGCTGCTTGAAGGGAACCAGCAATAGGCGACAAAATAGGGGACGTTGGCGGCAAAAGTCGGCGATGCGCCGGTCGTTTGAATGTTGCCGTTGGCGAAAAGGCCTATTTTGCCGCTGGATAAAATCAGGCCATAATCATTGCCGCCAAAATTGCCCGTGGTGAATATTGTTCCGAATGATTGGCCGGTGGTGGTCGGCGTAACAATTGCGGCGACGACGACGCCATTGACCAGCGCGGCTCCGTTGACTGTTGTCGTCAGATAATTCGCGTCGGCCGCCAGCTTCACGCCGGGACCCTGCCCCGTCAGGGCCGCCGTAGGGGCGCCATTTACGGTTGGCGGCGTTGGCTTCAGTAGATTGACGAACGAGCCGCCCTGCGCGACGCCAGCGTAACGCAGCCCACGCGCGGTCGGATGCGCGGAATTTATCCGAGGCGAGCCGCCCCGATAGGCGAGCGGATTGCGCGGCAGGATGAGCCCCATCGTCGCGCCTTAAGAATTGAGGTTGATATTATAGGTTCGATATTTGACAACCTGTGTCCCGCTCGTCAGCGCAAAGCCGGAATTATTCTGGATCGCCAGCCGGAACGCTCCAGGCGGGATGATGATCCCGTTGGCGTAGCCGACCAGCGTCGTTTGCGAAGCGGCGGCGACAAGCGGGATAATCGCGCAAGGCGGGAAAGTCGGCGTGATCGTCGCCGCCGTGCCGGCCGTCAATTGGCCGTCGCCATAGGTCGATCCATCGTCGAGCAGTTCATAAATCCACAGCGCCAGATTCGCGCCGGCGGCAATGGTGCTGGACGAAATGGCGCAGCGCACCGAAACGTCCATGAACTGGTCAAGATTCGTTCCGTTGGCAATATCTGCGACGCTCGACAGCACGGTCTTGGCGTTCGCCATCGACGCCAAGTCGGACGAATTGATCGCGGTTCCCCACGTCAAGCCCTGGCCGTTGCCCGCGACCCATGCTGTTTTGCTGGTCATGCGCCAAATCCTTTATTCACGGGCAGTTGGGTCATCATCAGCCGCCGATTTCTTCGACCAGGACGCCGCCAGAAAGGTGAACCGTGCCCGAAACCGTCGAGAGCAGCTCAAAGACCCAGGCTTCGCTCGGCCCGATCACCGGCGGCGAGACATATTCGTCGTCGAAGCCGTTGTAGATATGGACGCCGGTCGCGAAGCTTTCGCTCGCCGTTCCGGACGTCGTCGCCTTGGTCGTATTGTTCGCCAGCGCCGTAAAGGACGCCGAAGCGTCGCCGGGGTCCATCTTGTAGATCGTCGGCGTCGATCCGCCGGACCCATTGGTGACGGTCGCCGGCAATAGCCGCTCGCGCAATTGGATCATCTGTGCGGTCGGAATCGTGGTGTCGACCGAGCCGACCCAGCGATGCAGGATGCGGAGCATCTTTCCGGAGGCGCCGGTGATCTGGATCAGGTCTTGCGCCGCCGAAACCGCGACGCCGCCGGCGGAATCGCCGAACAGAACTTTGTAAATGCGGCTCATGTCGCGTCCCCCTTCAGGCGTTGCCGGCCGTCTGCGTCTTTGACGTCACGTTGACCGTCTGACTCGCCGCGACCGAGGTGTTATCGACCGTCATGTCGCCGCCGCCGCCCGTCGCGGTGATCGTGCCCTGCTCATGGCAGCTCGTTCCGGCGGAATCATAGATGCGGTAATGGCCGATCGTGCCGCCGGCGGTCGCCGTCACGGTGAGCGGAAGATTATTCAACGCTTTGGAGCCGCCAGACGCCGCCGCCGCCCAATCCGAGGCGAGCGTCCATTCGACCAGCAGCGTGCCGGATTCGGACGCGGCGCAACTGGCCGGCGCCGAGCCGGTATAAAACCGCAGCTTCGGCGCCGTGCCGATCGCGGTTTCGATGGCGTCGAGCTGCGCGTTGCGGACAGCCGTGGAGAACTGAACGGTCATGGTTCATCGGTCCTTTTTAGAATGTTGAGGGAAGCGCGAGGAAATGAGGTCAGCTTCGCGGGAAAGCCGACGTCGGCGCCGTGAAGCCGCTGTCGCTGGCATAGCGCGCGACGCCTTTGGTGATCCGCAACTCGTCCATGTAGCCTTGAAACTCGAAGGCGGACTGGTTGCTGTTCGAACCGATGCCTAGGTTCTGCGATGGATGATAAATGGTGCGCGCCGTCGTGGACGAAGCCACCATCGCGCCGTCCAAATACATGCGATATTTGGTCCCGTCATAATCGACGCAGACGTGACGCCAGACGCCATTTGAGAGCGCGCCAGAACTCGTCATGTCGTTGAGATTGTCCGATCCCGTCGTCGAGACATTCCATCCGAGCGTGCCGCTCGCATTCATGTAAAGCACCCAGCCGAGATTTGGGGCTATCGCGCCAAACTGACAGACGAGGAATTGCATGCTGCCGATCGAGGTTGGCCGGATGAACGTCTCGATGGTGAAAGTCCCGCTTCCGAAGGCCCAGTCGGCGCTATCTCCGAACCAGATGGAATTGCCGCTCAAATAGAGCGACGACGAGCCAAATTTTTGCTGCGCGGTATTGATAGCCGAAAAGCTGGCGTTGCCGCCCGACGCCGTGCCATGCGCCGCCGAGCTGATGTCGTCCATGCCGGGCGACCCAATCGACGCATTGGCGCCTTCGAACCCCATCAGCAATTTGACGTTGGCCCAATTGGGATCGGACGGCGGAGGCGCCGCAGAGGCGCGCGAATAGCCGATGATCATCGCGTGACCTTTAGCGAGATCGTGACGCGCTGAATGGTCGTCGCGCTATCGACATTGAACGCGAGAATATCGCCGGCAGAAATCGAGGTCGTCCACCCGGTCAGCGTGGCGTCCTGGGATTTGGTCGCAGATGAAATGGTCGGCGGCGCTGAGGCGGTGATCTTGTCGCCCGAAACGGGATGCGTCGCGCCGGCGTCGAATTGCGCTTCGGTGCATTTATAGATGTTGATGACGACGGACCCGCTTTGGTCCGCCAGCAATGTCGCTCGCGTGAGCGTGCAAGCGAACGGGACCTCGATATAGCCCTTCATGCCTGTCGTGAGCGTCGCGCCGCCGCCGTCGATCACGAATTGAATGGCGTCATTGACCGCGCTCGCCGCAATGGTCTGATCGGGCCATGTTCCGGTAATCGAGACGCCCGCCCCCTCGACAAGTCCCGGCGTGGCCGTTCCTGTGCCGCCATTGGCGACCGGGAGAATGGTGGCGCCGACATCGGCGGCGAGATCGATCGACGGCGCGCCCCATGCCGGAGCGCCCGACACGCGGGTCAGGATCTGTCCGTCCGAGCCGCCCGTCGGCAGTTCGCGGAGCGTCGTCCACGCTGTGTTGAAATCGGTCCCGTCGATTTTCGCGAGCGCCTGTCGCGCCGTCCCGCCAGCCGGCAGCACATTCGATGGCGTGGAAAGCAGTACCTGGTAATAATCATGGCCCGCGCCGTCATTGGCGCCCGCCGAGAAAGTCGAAGCCGACGTATGGGCGAAAATGACCGCGTAAAGCGTGCCGTTCTGCTGGAAGGTGTCATTGACCGAATAGCCGGTCGAAGCCGCCCATGTCCCGCGATAGGCATAGGACGCGATCGGCAGCGTGAATGTCGCCGTGGTGCTGTCAGTCAGATGGATCATCAGCGTCGTTGGCGTCGGCTGGGTGATCGAGGAAATGCCGACGCCCGGGCTTGCCGCAAGCAGACCATTGACCGCGCCCTGGATCGCGGACCAATTGGCGTCGCCTTCGGCCCATGTCAAAGCGCGCCCGACGCCAGATCGCGTCGTGAGAGAGATCGTCATTCTGTTCCGCCGTTGTTAGATGAGAGAGCCGATCTGGCCGGCCTTCATATCGAGCAAGACGCAATCAATGTCGCTTGCCGAGATACCGATCTTGCCGGCGATGAGAGCGGTTCGGTCGTGCCCATCAATGAAGACATGGCGCGTTCCCGAGACGTCGAACCCTTGCACCGCGTGCTTGCCGTTGGAGGCGTGGAAATTCCCTTGGAACTCAGGAAAACCGTTCCCAAATTCGACAGCGAAGGTTTGCCCATAGGGCGTGTATACACTGCCCGCCGTATCACCAAATCGCCAGTAATAAGGAATGCCGTCTATCCAATATGGCCAAGAATAAAATCGCACTAGGTCGGGAGTGTTCAGCACGAAGAAAGTCGTGACTCCATTGAACGACGCCGAACCGCTTACCGTCGCACTAGTATGGCCAGCCAGATCGCCTTCTCGGTGCGTCGTTCCGCTCTGCGCCAGCTCCGACCAACGTAGACCTACGGTGTCGATTCCGCCGCTTGCATGTTGATACGCCATAAACGGGCAATCGACCGAGACGGCCCAGGTGGCGTCATCCGTAAAGGTGTCCGGAGGGCCGAAATAGGTGATACCGGTTTGCGTCCCTCCGGACGAAACTTGCACCGCATCGGGACCGGGACCATAAACATAATTCCAGACGGTCGGCGTCCATGTCTGCGTTTCCACCGTCCCGCTGGGGATTGGACTTGGAAGCGGGTTGGGTGATTGCGTGTAGCTTTGACTAAAATCAATAGTCGCCGGCGTGCCGTCGCCATCAAAACTCATCACCGCATTATTGGATGCCCCATAATAATATTCACCCCCGGTTGTCACGACTGTCGGGCGATAAATATCATCGGAGGCGGCGACCGTCAGCGTCCTGCTGGTTACTTGATGCGTGGCAGGATCGCGGGTTACAACTGCGGTGATACTATTGCCGCCAGCCGCAAAAATCTTCGTTCCCGCCCCGTTGATGATTGGGTTCATATCGTTCGGCCCAACACTCAGCGCGACTCGCGCGCCCGTAAAATCCCCCGTGTCACAGCAGTTATATTTCCCATTCGTGGTGATTTTGAACCGCTGCTCGCCGCTCGGCCCCGTCGCTTCAACGAGGGCGAATCCCGCGACGACCGGATGGAAGTCCGCTGAAATTTTCAATTGGGTGGCGAACACGGTATGATCGGGGTTGCCGTCATTGTTTATCCATTGCCAATTGCTTTGCGCCAAAACCCTATCGACCAGTGGCTCCCCGAATTTAGTCATATCGTCCAAGACGCTCATCGGCCATGCGGCGATGCTGTTTCCGCCGTAGAATACAACGAGCAGCTTGCCCCATGACACATCGACGATGTTCTGAAACGGATCGAGCCGCCACGGCGGATTGATGGTTGTGCCGTCCCATGTCGTCGTCGGAGCATCCAACTCCGGCGGCGGGTCGCCGGCGTCGCCGTCTTTCTGGTCGAGCGCGAAAACCGTTTCCCAATATTGATCGTCGGCCCCCGCTTTGGTCGTGAATTCATCGGTGCGCCGGATCAGAAGCCACGCCGAGCCGTCCTTGGAATGAATCTTGACGTCATGGGTTTTCCGGCTGTCCCCCGGCGCCGGCGTATAATCGACCGCAAAGCGGTCTTCACTGGAATTATCCAGCGTAGTGCGCGTCTCCTGGTAATTGTCCCTGGAGTCGATCGCCGCATATTCATCGACCCGCTCGACCTTGAGAGTTCCACCGCCTTCGGCGCCATGGGCCGGGCCATCCTTATTGACCGTGACGACATGGACCTCGCGCGAGCTTTCATCCGAATTGTCAAAGCTCCAGGTGAATTGCTGGTATTGCTGCTCCGGATCGATGAAGGTGATCTCATCGATGACTTCGACAATGATATCGGCGTCGGACGGTGCGGGCGGGCTCCCGTCCGAATTGGCCACGTCGGGATTGGTGACCCGCCGCGTCGAGGTCTTGCGGGCGATCTCCTGCGGCACCGATCACCCCCCGGTCTGCGTCTCTTTCGGGCGCCGGATGGCGTAGACCGAGGTGCTCGACGAAAAATGCATGTTGCAAATCTTGGGCTTGCCGATGAGGCCCGGCCGCAGCCGCACCGGCGCGGCGCTTTCGGAAAATCCGGGCTCGATTTCCTGCGCGCCCGGCGCGTAATCGGCGGTCTGATAGGGTCGAACAATCGTCTCAAGCGCCATGGTCACGCCGCGAGGTTGATTTGCTGCGGGATCTGCAATTTCGTCGTCGCGACCGTGTAAACCGTAGTGAAACTCGTTCCGGTCACCGGCTTCAATTGCAGATCGAGATAAACAGAATTGCCCGGCTCGGCCAAAACGCTTTCGACCGTGACATTGCCGAGCGCGGCGATCTGTTGCGCATATCTGAGCTGATCGGCGATGGTCCCCGTCCCCGATTGCTGCTTGGCCTGCAGGACGATTTCCTTGTTGATGTCCGGCAGCGCGGCGTTGAGCGCCGCCAGTTGCGTCGCGGCGTCGCCGACGATCCCATTGTTCAAGACCACTTGCGAGGCGGACAGCGGGAAGGTCAGGCCATCATCATTCGGATTGTCGAGCGGCGGCGCGTAGCCGAGGTCGCTGGAGGAGGTCAGCACCGTGGCGCCGACATCCTCGTAATAGCCGTCGTCGATATAGCCTTCCTCGATATAGAAATCGGTCGGGTCCACGGCGAGCGCCGTTCCGCCGGTTCCGGCCGCGCAGCCGATCCGCACCTTGGTCAGCGCCTCGCCGCTGTCGCCGTCGCAGGACAATTCATAGGAAATGATTTTCCCCGTCGCCGCGCCGCCAAAAACCGCAAGCTGTTCCGGATCGACGATGGTCGCATTCTTGCGGCAGGACAGACCAACGCCCAGAGCGAAGGGAACCGCGAAATCAATCTCGACGCAGCGCGCCTTCTTGCGCAGATGGGCGCGGGCTTTCATGAGGCCATATTCGAGGCTCTGCCGGCCCCGATCGGTTGAGAAATAAGACCGCGCCGGGACGTTGCCAACCTGCCCGCCTGCGGGAATCGAGATCGACTGCCCTCCGGTTCCGAGCGAGATCCAATGGATGGTGTTGTCTGTGACCTGGTTGCCCGCGACGTTCGAAAAGGCGGGCGGCAATTGCAGCCCGGAGGTTCCGGCCTGAATGCACATCTGGATTGCGCCGGACGGCAGCGATGTTCCGAGCGAGGTCCATTGCGCGGAGCCGTCATTGGTCGTGACGCCAAAGACCGGCGAAAAGGCCGGGGTTGAAATGTAGCCGGTCACGCCGCCGATGGTGCAGACCTGAAACGACAGATTGTTATCGGTCCGGATGACCATGCCTTCGGACACGTCGACGCCCGCCGTGCGGAACGGCGTCACCGGAGGCAGCAGCGCCGAATAATAGATCCAGGACGGCGTCTGCGGCGCGATCAGCGTCCCAAGGCTCGCGGCGGTCGAGGGCGACCAATCGGGAATGCTCGGCAGGCTGGCGCCGAGGCAGGCCCAGGTCACGCCGCCGTCCGTCGTCGGCGCGCCGATCGTATCCGAGAACACCGGCTCGGTCGCTCCGGCCGTTCCCGCGACGACGCAAATCTGGAAACTCGTTCCGCCCGGCAGCGTCGGGTTGTTCGGAAAGCAAACCTGGCCGAGCGCGACGGGCTGGCCCGCCAGCACGGTCCAGTTGGCCGGTACGATGAGCGGGTCGGACAACGCCACAGTATTGAGCTTGATGACTTCCGAATCCTGCTGAACGGTCGGATCGGTCAACACCGGCTGCAAGTCGCTTTGCAGGGCGAAGGTCAATCGCTCCGCGCGTTTGCGATCGGCCTTGTATTGCAGATAGAGGTAGGCGGTGATGGAATATTGCGGGACCCAGATGAAGGTCTGGTCGATGCTCGACCCCGGCGCCCCCGGTGCCCCCGCGACCGTGAAACTGACGATGCGCTCATTGGTGAGAACGGAAAAATAGGGCGGGTTGCCTTGAAACACCGGATAGGAATAATTCATCGACAGCGACATGGTGTCGCCTTCGTTATGTTTCTTATCCGCGTTTTTCCACTGGTAGGAATAATTGCCGGTCTGGGCGTTTTCGATGCCGTAGAGATCGAGCGCCACCGAGGATTGCACGATCCAGCCGCCGCCGATCGACGCCCCCGCCTTGGGCCAGTCCGCCAGAAAGCTTGATCCGGTATAGGTCTCGATCGACCACGGCCCGAGCTTGATCGAGCCGCCCGTCTGCGTCTGCGACCAATTGGCCGTCATATCGACGCGGACGGAGGTAAAGGGCGGCTCGCCGATACGCGGGTCGACGCTGTCTTGAAGGATTTGGTCCTCGGTGAACGTGACCGTCCCGTCTTCGCCGATCAGGATATCGGAAACGGTCCACGCGAGCGAGGTGCGATCGACATGGAAGGCCGCCGACCAGGCTTCAAGGATCGCGTCCGGGTCGTCGCGATGGCTCTCGTCGAGAAAGACCGGGTCATAATTCGGCGCGATTTTCAGCGTCTCGGCCACGGACTGCTTGAGCGCAATATAATTCACCGCTCGAGCGATGAATTGCACCCTGAGAACTTGCGCGCGAAGGCCGGACGGAATGCCGACAAGGCGCCCGAAAAACAGCGGGACGACGCTCGATCCGTTCCACCATGAAAACCACAGCCATTGCTTGCGCCCGGTCGAGAGCATCCCAACGCCGGGGTTCTTGATTTCCATCTCAAGGACGGGGATTTGCCCTTCGTCATGCCGCAGCCGGAACGAGAAAATCGCCTCGTCTTCTGTGGTGCAGTCCGAGGAAAAGCCGACGGTCGAATCCGCGACGTAATGGGCGTAGAACGGGCCGCCAGAGCCGGGACCGGGTCCGGACATGGGCTAGACCTCTTCCAAGTCCAGCGCCCAGCCGACCGAGCATTTCCACTCGTCCATTTCGGTCTTGGGCGTGATGACGCGCATTGTGAGCTGCGGACGATAGAAGGTGTAATCGCCTTCGGTATAGGAAGAGCCCGACACAACGGTGCGCTGCGGCGAGCCGCCGGCGGTCAGGTAGGATAATTCCGCGACGCAGGAGACGGTCAGGATCTGCCCCGGCCAGATGCCATCAATCGCCGGGGCGCGCTGATCGGTGCAGGAAATCGTCGAAGCGTATTTGCGGAATTGCGACAGCGACAGATCGATCAGGCCGCCGTTGACCGTGCGCCGGAGCTGTTGCGCCTGGCGGATCACGTTGAGGCTTTGCTTCAGCCCGCGCGCCGAATAGAGCGGGATGCCCATCGGCGTCGAGAGGACAAGCAGCGTTCCTGAAGCGGGAGGAATGGTCATCAGCCCCTATCCCAGCTCGGCGCGCGTTTGGTGGTCGAAGTCATGCGCGAAGCCGTCGAATGGCGCCGCAATTCCCGCACTGTTTCATGAGGCGCCATCAGTTCATAAGAACGGCCGCCCTGATCGAGCGTGAAGGGGATCATGCCAGCGTGGGCAGGCTGGCGCGCGACGCCGCCGCCCGTAAAGGCCGGGAGCGAGGCCAGCGCCGGCGTTCCGATTGCGCCGCCCATGGCGAAGCCTGGCATTTTCAGGTTGTTCAACGAGTGGAAGAAATCCGCGCCGAACGCGCCAACGGCCTTGGCGTTCATGACGAATTCGCCGTTGCTCAACCGCGCGAGGATGCTGTCCGACGTTCCGGTTCCAGGGCCGGACAGCAGGCCGCCGCTCAAAAATTTCGACGCCCCTCGCCAGGCGCTGCCGATCGATTTAATCGCTCCGATCAAGCCGCCGTCTTTGAAGCCGCTAACGCCGAAGCCCGTAGCCTTGAAGTCGGAATCTCCTCCAAAGAGATCCACTATCGCAGACGATATTCCGAGTTTGTCGGCGAGCGCCGCGAGATCGACTTGCCCCGACGATTTTCTGCGCTTGTTGGCAATCTGCGCGAGATCGACCTGTCCCGACGATGTTCCGATCTTGTCAGCAAGATCGGCGAGATCGACTTGTCCCGACGATGCTCCGAGTCTGTCGGTGAGCGCGCCAAGGTCAATCTGTCCCGATGATGCTCCGAAGCTATCAGCAAGATCGCCGAGATCGACTTGTGCTGAGTCCGAAACATCGCCGCCGTCTGCGAAACCGGGAAAGGATAGGTTGTTGAACGCGTGGAACAGACGCGCGCCATAAGCCCTCACGGCTTTAGCGGTGACAATAAATTCGCCATTCGAAAGCCTGGCAAGGATGCTGTCCGATGTCCCCGTGCCAGGTCCATTGATGACGCCGCCGCCGGCGAAGCCCGGGGCGCCGGAGCTGGAGCTGGCGGTCTCACTGTTGGAACTGCCGGAATCGGACGAGGCGCCCCCCGACGGAAGTAAGCCGACCGCCGCAAGGCCGCCTTTGATTTTGGCGATCAACGCGTCCCATTTGGTTTCGATCCACGTGATGCTGTCGGTAAAGGCGGCTTTGACGCCTTCCCATGCGCTATTGGCGCCGGTCTTGAACTTGTCCCAAAGGCTGCCGCCGAGGTCCTTCAGCGCGTTCCATTTGGCTTCGAGCCAGCCGAAAAAACCTTCCGCCGCGCTCTTGATCGAGGACCAGGCGGCATTCGCCCCGTTGGTGATCGCGCTCCACGCCGCCTGGGCGCCTAATTTGACCTGGTCCCAATGGGTGTAGAGTGCGTAGAGCGCGACGGCGACAAGGATGATGGCCGCAGCAATAATTGCGCCCCAAGGTGTAGCTGACATGAACAGGAATGCTGCGGAAAGGCCGCGCACGATCGCCGTGAATACAGTGATCGCTGCGCCGGCGGCAGTCGCAACGGCGGGGATAATATTGATCGCCGCGACGTAAGCGAGAACCCCCGCCGCGCCGACTGCGAGCGATGAATAAAACGCGCGGCCAGCCGCAGTCAGTTCGTTCCAATGGTTGTAGAGATTGCCGACCGCGACGGCGAGAGCGACGATCGCGGCGATCGCCAGCACAGCGGGGCTTGTCACGACCGCCCAGAAACTGGCGATAACGCCGCCCATCGTCTGAATCGCGCTGGGGATGGCGACGATCGCGCCGGCTAGATGGCCGATGCCGGTGATCGCCAACCCGATGAACGTGATCAGGGACGTGAACAGCGGCAAGATGCCGGCGATGTGCAACCCGAAAGCCAGAAATAGCGCCTCCCACGGCCCGAGAGAAACCTTGCCGAGCGTGATCATGGCGAGAAACGCCGAAAGTTCGACTCCGAGGATACGAAGCGCAGCATAAAGGCGTGACGCGGACGCCGCGAAGCCGCTGAATAATTCTTTCGCCTCCGGGAACGCTCCTTCGATGGTCGAGCGAATGCCGCGCACGCCAGCCACGAATATGCGCTGGACTTCTCCCCAAACCCGAATCGCTGCCGCGCGAAATCCGGCGAAGCCAGCCGCGCGTTCAAGATTGGCGGCGCCGCCAACGTCGGCGGGGTTGGACAGGACCGTCCAAAAATTGCGCCAAAGCTGCAACATGCCATCGATCAGCCCTGCCATAGACGCGCGAATGGGCGCGACAATGGCGCGAAAGGCCGGAGAAATACGCGCCGCGCCGACAAGGATTTCTTCCCAAAACGGCGCGGCGCCAAGCGCGAGGCCAAGAAAGCTCCCGCGCCAGACAATCGCGGCCGCCGCTAGCCCGACGCCGATCGCAATCCAGGTTTCTTTCGAAAATCCCTTGATCGCGGTCATTGTGTCTTTCGCGAATTGCTCGAACCGCACAAAGGTTTCGACCAGGCCGGGGAACGCCGCGACCGCCGCGCTCTTGATCGCGCCATAGGCGTCGCCCGCGATCTTGACGGCTGCGCCCATCGCGTCGGATGCGATCGAGGTAAACCGGTCCCATAGGCCGGCCCAATCAATCGCCGCAATTTGCTGGCGCAGATTGTCCCAGGCGTTGAACGCCGCCGCCTTGAAATCGGCCCAGGCCGCCGCCCAATCGACCGCCGCAACGCGCTGGCGAATTTCCGCCCAAGCGTCGAAGGCGATTTGTTTAATGTCTTCCCAAACCGCCCCCGCGGCGTTTTTCCAGCCCGCGAAGGTCGAAAGATCGTTCGCCTTGACGATGCGCGTCAATTCGGTCATGGCGGCGAGCGCGCCGTCTTTGATCTTGTCGCCGAAAACAATCGCCGCGATGCCCGCCGCGCCAAAGGCCGTGGCGGCGACCGGCGATAACAGGCGAAGCGACGAGCCGAGGGCGGCGGCGGCGATCGAAACCGCGCCGAAAGAATTCTGGAACTGCCCGAGCCAACGAATCGCCGGGCCGACGACATTGTCGCCGAAATCCTTCAACGCCTGTTTGTTGCGCTCGAAAAAGACGATGATGGCGTTGTTCTGATCAATCGTGACCGGCGTCGCCAGTGATCGATAATATTCGAGCCACGACGCCTTGACCGAGGCGAGAATGGCGCCGGTCGCGCGGGCGTCGTCGGCCTGTTTCTTCTGCGCCTCCGACATAGTGGCGGCGGACCTCTCGTGCGCCGCAGCCAGGGCGTTGATGGCCTCCCGATTGTCCGCGACGGCCAGCACTTCCCGCGCCAGCCCTTCGCCAAAGGCCCGGGCGGCGATGTCCGCGCGGCGCGCGCCATCCGCCATTTTGCCCAACGACAGCACGACATCGCGCGCGATCTCGATGCCGGGGCGCGCTTTGCCATACATATCGCGCAAAGCGACGCCGAGCTCACCCGCCGCCTGGGCATAGCCGCCAAGGCCTTGGGATTTGCTGTCGCCGGCGTGGACTTCCTCAAAGGCGCCATTGACGGCCTTGAAAACGCGGGGAAGATCAGACGCCGCGCGTTCGGCCCCGAGAATGCTTTCTGTCAGCTTTCCAACCGACGCCGCCGCCTTGTCGGCGCTCTCCGCATCATCGCCCTGATCGGCGCTCTCTGGCGCGCGGCGGAAATGCGACGGGCCGCCCTTCAATTCGGCGCCGCGAGCGGCTCTTTCGGAGGCCTGCACCATTTTATCGAGGACATTGGCGCCAACGCCAACGCCTTCGAACGCAGCGCGGAGCGCGGAATATTTCTCCATCGTCAGGCCGGCGGCGGTCGCCGCGTCGTTCAGCTTGGCGACCGAATTGGCCGCCTCCTGCCCGATCTTGCCGATCGCCCCGGAAATGCCGGCCGCCGCGCCCGCAACCGCTCCGAACCCCGCCCCGGTCCTGGTCGCAGCGCCAAGCGCCGCCGAGCCTGCGGAAATCAGCGGATCGAAGGCGCGGCCAAAGGCCTGCCCCGCATCCGCGACTTGCTGGACCATGCCTTGAAAGGCAGACGCTATCTGGCCGAAAACCGATTGCGCGGAATTGAGATTTTGCGACGCCGATTTGGTCGCGTCGCCGATCTGCTTGAACGCCTGTTCGCCTGATTTCCCGATCTCGGCAAGCTGCTTGGCGACCTTGTCGCCGCCGTCGAGAACGACGGTTTGCGTGAAAGCGCCGCCAGCCATTTAACGCCCTCCCGCATAGTTCGAGTAAAATTCTGGAATGCGACGCTCTGCGTCTTGGCAGATTTCCAGGATATGCAATCGCTTGGCGATTTCGGTCGCATGCAGCCCGATGAACAGCGGGATTTTCGCGCCGGTTTTGGCCTTCAACCCGGCGGTCGTCAGCCGTTTCGAGCGTGACGGTTCAGCCTTCAACGCCGATTCCGCCGGCGCGCCGCCGCCATAGCCGTAAAGCATCGGAAATCGGCCAGTCTTGACGTAGGTGAGCGGGCCAACCTCGGCCGCATAAAGTTTCGCGGTCGTCTTCTTGGCCCCGATCATCTTCGGAACGCCGGGAAGCGGGATCCACAAGAGCGGATTGCCTTCGACCGTGGCGCCATATTCGAACACAATGGCGTAGGGGATGCGAAGCCGCGCCGTGACCGAGTTGCGGGTTTTGAATCCCTGCGAAATATGCGTCGTGACGTCAAGCGCATCCGAAAAATCACGCGAGAACCCGGCTGCTACAACATCGGCCGAACCCTTGGCGCGAATAAGATCGGCCGCGTCTTCGATCGCCGCCGTCGCGGCATTGGAGACAAGAGTTCCCAATGCTTCGATGTCGATAATGGGGCCGCGATCATTCTTTTCGAAGCGAAATTTCATCGGTCACTTACCCAGCGGCGCCAGCCTCTTGATCTGCTTTTCGATTTCCTTGCCGTCGCCCTGCGCGGCGAGCGCGTGGAGGCTGAGCCTTTCGGCCTGACGTAGGCGCCGCCGCTTTCCGGCAAAATGGAGCGCCGCATTCATCTGGCGCGGCGTCATTTCCCATATGTCATCCGGCGGGTAATTTGCTTCGACCAGAAGGTCATATGCGATCGCGAATTCGGTAAGGACACTGCGCTTTTCATTTGGGCGCCATAGCGGCGCGCCGACAGGCGGCGGCGCGTCATTCGCCGCCATTTCCTTGCGACCGTAGAAGCCTAGGCGTTCAAGGACAGGGTCGCGCCTGTCAATGTCGCAATCGCTGGGGCCAAAGGGCCGGCGGCCTGCTTCTCAAAGGTGACAGCGAGAATGTGGCCCAACAGTTCCATTTGCTCACCAATGAGAAGATCATTGCCGAACGCTGCCGCTGCCGCATCATCTTCGGGCGCATATCCGCAGCCCTGCGAAAGAATTCGCCCGATATCAGCTTCAACGATCGCGCTAACCATCTCCCCCGGCGCCGGAGTTTTCCCGGCGTCAATAATGGCGGCAAGTTTCGGATTGGCGTTGAGCACATCCGATAAAATACCGAGCCGCCAGCCGCAGATATTGAGGCGTTCGCCTGCGATCTCGACCTCTTTTTGCGCGCGCCGAAAATTCAAAATGTTGGGCATGGAATGACCTCAAAAAGGGCGCCCAGATGGTTCGGGGCGCCACAATTGCTGCTGGAGATTTACGCGATTTCGGCCACGTAATAGAAAGCGTAGGCGTCGGACGGCATGCCGAACACGTCCGCTTCGCATTCGAAATTGGCGAGTTTTTCGGAGATGAAGCCGATCGTCTTCGGCGGATGGACCAGGGCGCGCGGAACCACGACCTGGAAATGCGCGCCATGGGCGCCGGTGCCACGGAACATCCAGCACTGATTTTGCGACGACTGGCCGCCCATCTTGCCGAGACGGTTCGGCGACGTTCCCGAAATCACGCCATAGGAGACGAGGGCAAGGTTTTCGAGCGAATATTCCTCGAGGGTCGCGGAAAACGAGCCGTCGCGGCCGGTTTCGGCGACGAAATCCTGCACCACGGCGCCGGAGCGCGAAGTCTTGTGCTTCTCGTAATCCGACTTGATGTTGATCTCGAATTTCGAGACGTTGCCAACGTCGGTCGGTGCCGAGATCGTCCAGACCACCGTGTCATCGGTCAGCGTGCCGGTATGCGGGCCGGTCGAGGAAGCCGACGTGCCGGCGGTCGCGCACACGAACACCTTGATCGGATAGCCATCCGTCGCGGTGGCGTCGAAATTGACCACGGCGGCGCCGACCGCATAGGCCGTCAGCGGCTGCCAATAATCGACATTCGGAACGCCGGTCACAACGGACACGACGCCCTTGCCGATCATGTAGTTTTGAGGACCAACCGTCCATTGGGTCATAGGAGGCTCCATCTAGGGGCTTGCGGCGTCATCACCACGGCGCGGGTCGGTCTTGCCCAAGGACCGGATCGGGGCGCAAAACAACCGGCCTGAAGCCGATCGTTTTTGGTTCTGTTAGTTCTGTGAAAGGCTAGAATTCGCTCGGCTTGAGCGGGTAGAGGAAGGTCAGCGAGACGCCCATCTCGCCCTCGACGCCGGACGCCATGGTGAGCGCCGTGGCGCAGCCCTCATAGCGAACGTCTCCGCTCGGCGTGACGAGAGAACCAAGGCCTGCGGCGTCGGTTGATGTGACGTCATTGAAAACGGCTTTCAGCACTTCGACGCGGATGGCGTTCAACGACGGCCCGACATTTTCAGGCGCTTCGCCGAGCGAAATGAAAATCTCCGGCGTCATCCGCATCGGCGTGATGCCGAGACGGCGAAAGGCCGGCTCCATGCCCTTTTCCAGATCGGGCGCCTCATGGGCGTCGAGCAGGAACAGCGCGGGCCGCAGCGAAGCGGCCGGGTTCAGCGGCCGGTTGCGATAGACCGCTGAGAACCCCGAAATGCTGGAAAGCACGGTGAACAGCCGCGATAGGATTGCTTCGCGCCGGTCCATCAGACTTCCATCAACGTGAAGAGGACTTCGCCCAGCGCGTTCCAATTCGGCACGGGCTTGAGTTGGCCGGCCGTGACGCGCCAGGACGGGTCAGGCTTGTCCTGAACCGATAGCACGCGCCAGTTTTTCCCGGCGAAGGAGACATTGACGTCGGCCATCTGCTCCGGCGCGATTCCGGCTGTGGCGAGATCCGCGCGCAGCACCGTGCAACAAGGTTTGACGGCGGCGACGAGAAGGCCTTTTTCATCAAGGACGGCCGCCGCGCTACGGTCGATCGCGGCGAGCGCAACCGGCTTGCTGTTGACCGGGCTTCGGAAAGCGAGAGGCGTTGCCGCCGCCTTATAGGCCATCCGCAACATGCGCGTCGTGCCGCCGGTCAGATCCATTCGCCCGGCCCTCACGCGATCACGGGAACGCGGTAATTCGAAAGCGTCGGCGCCAGCACATCCATAATATTGGCCATGCCCTTCGCCTGGTCGCCGAAATATTGCGCCTGGAAGACGCCCACGAGGGTTTCTGTTTTCAGCGCAGGGTCGCGGCCGCGGGCCATATAGGTCGAGAGGACATGCTTTTCGCAGGCGTCGACAATGTCGTCGGGGATCGGGTCATAGCCGGCCGAATAGGCGACGCTGATCGGCGCATCGAGCCAGGGTTTGCGGGCGCCGTCGGCGTCGATCCGCGTCAACTGACCCGAAGGCCCGTCCAATAAGAAATCGACGCCGACGGTCAGCGTCGTCCCATTCTCAATCACCGCGCCGAGCTCGATCACGGGCCAACGCGACAATTGCAGCGGCATGTCACGGTCGAGGACCATGCGCGCCGAACTGGAACGCCCGGCCGAAAAGGAATCGCTCAGGGTTTCCGCGACCAGGACGCGATTGCAGAATTGCGAAATCGCCGTCGAGGCGCGCGCGATCAGCCGCGTCAGAAAAGCGTCGTCGGCCGTGATCGTCACGCCAAGGTCGCTCTTGAGCGTCGCGAGATCGATCAGCGCAAAAGACGAAGCTGGCGCCGTGATCGTCGTGACGACGGTGCGGGCCATCAGCGCTTGTCCTTCGGCGGGTTGGCCGGAGCCTGCGGCTTTGCGACGGCTGGCGCAGGCGCCGCAGCCGGGCGCGTCGGCGTCATGACCCGGGTCTGATAGGCGCCGGGCTTCTTCACGCGACCGATCCAGCCAGAAGGGCCGCCGCCTGCTCGCGCAGTTTCGGCTCCGCGGCCTTTTCCGGAATATCCTTGCCGCGTCCGGCGATAAAGGCGCGCACTTCGTCGATCGGCGCGAAGGCCGGGTCGAACGCGAGCGGGGCGCGGCGCTCCGGCGGCGCTTCGGCCTTGCCGAGGATGGCGACGACGCCCCTGCCTTCAAAAACGGCGGCCTTGTCGACGGGGATCGTCGTCACGTCGCCGGGCATATAGGGCGGCGCATGCTTCAGAAACTTGACTTTGGCGTGAGCGGGCGAAATGGCCATAACGGAAAAACCCCGGCGGGAAACGACAGGGCGGCGCGGGCCGCCCCGTCAGGTTGGTCAGAGCGGCGCCGGGATGGCGGCGAAGCCGGCCAGCACCAGCAGCGCGAGTGTCTTGGCCGTGTCGGTATTGGCGGCCGAGAGATCAGGCGTGTGGGTGACGCGGATATAGCGATAGGCGCTCGACAGGTTGACGGCGGCCGTGGCCTGGCCGCGCACCGTGCCGCCGCCGCCCGGGCCGGTGGCGACCACGCCGGGGGCGGTCAGCGCGAGGTAATCCGCCCAGGTCGAGGCGTCGGCCGAATGCTCGATCTTGAGCGCGGTGACGGACAGCGTGGCGGCGGCGGCCAGCACCGCCTCGAAGGCGATGACGATCTCGCCGCAGAGCGGGACGCCGACCGAGGCGCGGTCGAGTGTGAGGCCGACGACGGAGGTGTTGTCGCCGGTCCCGCCGGCGGTGAGCGAGGTGAAGGCCGAAGCCGTCCATTCGGTGATGACCGAGGCGATATCGGTCTGGATGACGCGATTCATGGGAGGTCTTTCTCAATGGAGATCGGGAAGACGGCCGGAACGTCCCGGCCGTTCGTTGATTCAGCCGAGGCCGGTTACGCCCACTTGACGCCGGTGATGACGGCGACAGCCTCATCGTGGCGCAGGTGGAAATCATGCTCGGCGATGGCGCGGATCAGGGTTTCGTCGCGCTCGAAGGCGTTGCGCTGGTTGCCGCCGGCGTCGGTATAGGAGCCGTCCTGCGACATGCCGAGCGACAGCGCCAGCGCGTCGAAGATCAGCGCCTGCGAGGCGTCGAGCAGATAGACTTCCGTCTGCGTGCCGTCGGTCAGCGACGTCGGGATCTGCGTCGTGGTCTTGAACGGATAGCCGCGCAGGGTGCCGTTGTTGACCATCTCGTCGCGATAGACGTAGAAGCCGTTGCTATTCTTGAGGGTGAGCAGGAACTGCTTGATGCGGGGGTGGAAATACCACACCGGGTTCATCATCGGGACATTGGCGCCCTCGAGCGCCAGGATGGCCTGAGACAGCTCCGAATCGACGGTGGTCAGCGTCGGGGTCCCATTGGAAGCGATCTGATTGCCGCTCAACGCGATGTTGCGCAGGCCCTTCGGCCAATCCGCCGTGCCGTCGCCACGCAGGAAGGCCAGATCCTCGGTGCGGGCGAGGCCGAGCACGATGTCGCTCTGCACCAGGCTGTCGGTCGCCGGGCTGGCGTAGCGCAGCCAGTCATTGCTGATCGGCGTGAGCACGGTCAGCTTCTTGAAGCTGGCGACGATATTGCCGGTCGAGGCCTGCTGCGTGCCGGCCTTGGCGCCTTCGGCGCCATAGGTGCCGGTGACGCCGCCCGTTTGCTTGCCCATGCGCATGGTGCCGCGCGGCATCGGGATGACAGGGACGCCAGACGAGCGCACGACGGTCGCCGGGCGCAGCAGCTCGATAACCTGGTTGGCGAAGTCCTCCGGCACCAGCGCGCCGCCGGCGGCGGCGGTCGAGGTGTTGAGCGCCTTGGTGACGGGATGGTTTTCGCCATAGTTCTTCTCGGCCCACTGCCCAGCCAGCATGGCGTTGCCGCCAGCGTGGTAGAAGGCCTTGACCATGCTGCCGACCGGATAAAGCTTTTCCTTCGGGCTGGCGGGCGCCGTGGGGCTCTGCTGGCCTTCGACCGGGAGCGCCTTTTCGGCGGCGGCGGCCTCGGCGCTCTGGAATCGCTTGATCTGAACATCGAACGCGTCGCGCTCGTCCTGAGCCGCCTTGACCTCGATTTCGAGGGCGTCGAAGTCCTTGGCCTGATCGGCGCTCAACTTTTCGAGGCCGGCGAGTTCCTTCATTTTGTCTGCAATGGACTTGATCTTGTCCACGCTCTGCGCGCGCTTGGCGAGCAGGTCAGCCATCTTGACTGCCATTTTGGGCTCCATGTTTTCGGGGAAGGCGCGTCGATGACGAGCCGCGCCTTGCCAAAGGGCTTTTCGTGGCGGGCCGGCCGATCCGGGATGGAAGGCCGGAATCTGGATCAGGCGATGCCGAGGGCGGCGAGACGGGCCTTGCGGCGGCGGCGGTCTGCGGCGGATTTTTCTTCCGCGTCTTCGCCCGGATCGTCATCGGAGTTGACCGTGTCGAGGATGCCGGAGAGTTTTCCGGACGCGCCCTCGATCAATTCGCAAGCGGCGCGGATTTCTGTCTCGTTTGCCGCAGACAAGGCGCGGCCGGCCTTGACAATGCGGCCAAAGGTCTTGAGTTGGCCGACGGCGACCGCCTTGTCCGCGCCACCCAGCGTGGCCAGCAGTTCGCCGACCTCTTCCGCCGTCATGGCGACAAGCGCCGCGCCGAGACGGCTCATGGCGTCGGCGAGCATGGCCGGGACATCTGAGCCGTCGCCCTCGTAATCGGCCTCCCATTCGGCGTCCTGGGCGAGATAGCCGAGGCTCGACAGCAGATAGGCGAGTTGCGCCACGTCATAGAGGCCCTTGAGCTTCATTGGCTTGGCTTCCTTGGTTTTCAGAGACCGCTCGACGATCAGCGCGTCGGCGTTGCAGGGGACCGTAACGAAGGAAAACTCCATCAATTCCGACGCCACGAATTTGAGGCCGCCGCCCTTGATCGGCTCGGCCTTGGTCGGATCGAAGCCGATCGAGGCGGCGTTGACGACGCCGTTCTTGATGCGCTTGTAAAGCGTGTCCGCCTCGGGATCGTCGCCTTCCGGAGGGAACTGCACCAGCGCCTCAACCGCATCGCCCTTGACGGCGATATCGAGGCAGCGCGCCACCGGGCAGGATGGATTATGGTTCCAGAGAATGACCGGGTTGGCCTTGTAGGACGATAGGTCGATGCCTTCCGGGATGACGATATCGCCGGCGCGATCCACGCCTGAGGTCGAGACGACGACGCGCACCTGACGATCGCCAAGCCCCTCAGCCTTGGCCGCCGAGGGGAAGAATTTACGCTGCAAGGCCATGATCGATCCTCAGATTTGTTCTTCGCCGGCGGCGGGGCGGCCGGCGCCGTCCGGCGCGCTGCCTGACGCCTGGCTGCCGGCCGCGGCGAGATTGGTCGGCGCGAGAAGCCGGTCGCCATCCGGCTCCATCGGCAGATTGGGGTCGTAAAGCGTCCGGGCCTGATTTTGCGTTAGGAGGCCGCCGGCGACGCCTTGCCTGCCGGTCAGCATGCGCGCGGCCGGCGAGGCGCGGAACAAGTCGGATAGATCGAAATCGACTTCGAGGTCTTCGAGATCGAGGCCGAAATGAAATTCGAGCCGACGCTCCCAGCGCGTGAACTTGGGCGAGAGCGTGTTGTTGGTGTAATCGATGTCCTGCGCTTCGATATTGTTGTTCGTCGCACGATCGGTCTTGGCGACCTTGTGCGGCGGGACGCGGAAGAAGCGGCAGATGTCCTCGACCTGAAAGCCGCGGCTGGCCAGAAACTCCAGATCGACGGAGGTCAGCGACAGTTTTTCCGGCTTCAGCCCCTGTTCGAGCACGGCGGTGCGGCCCGTATTGGCGAGGCCGGCGTTCATTTCCTCCCAATCCTGACGCATGCGCTTAGCGCCTTCGGTGGTCAGGGTCTTGTCCGTCGTCAGCACAACCGAAGGCCGGGCGCCATTGGCGACCCAGCGTCCGGACTGCTGCTCCTGCCCGAGAGCCAGGCCGATCGGATCGGCGGCGAAGGCGATGCGGCTCGACCCGACCAGCATGTTGAACCCCAGCTCCTGCATGTGGAACACATGCTCGGCCGGGACGCGGAAGCCTTGATAGGCGTCGCGCAACTTCTGGAAAATCGAGAGTTCGAATAGCCCGGTCGGGGCGAACTGGTAGAAGATCGAGCCGTCGGCGGCCTCAAGCACGGTGGTATTGTCCGGGTTCATCGGGATGAGTTCGGACGGCTGACCGCGGAGATCGCGCCGGATGATGGCGTAGGCGTTGGATTTCAGCTGGACCGAGCGCTCCATCATGCTGGCGAATTGATACCAGTCCTGCACGCGGTTCGGCCGCCGGAATAGGCGGGCGATGAAATGATCTTTGACCTGTTCGCGTCCGCCGGGCGCCTTGCGGTCGCCTGCGATGACACGATCCGGCAACGGGCGGTAAAGCTTGGGTTCGGCGCGGGCGATGTCCTCGCTGATGATGTTGACGCAGGCGAACACGGCCGAGCAGCGCATGGCCGTCGACTGGTTGACGGCGACGCCCGAGGCCGACTTGACGGACCCGAGAAACGGAAACCACGCGCCGTTTTCGAACGTGCCGCCGCGGCGGACGGGCGCCGCCATAGACCCGAACAAACCGCGCATCAGACCTCGCCTTCCATCGGCTGGATCGACGCGTCGGCGCGGCCCTGGGCGATCGCGCCGGCCAGCGCGAGCGCGCCGCCGACGATGAAGCCGGCGGCCGGATGGAGCAGCCACGCGCCATAGGCGACGGAACCCGCGCCGGCGATCCCGACCAGATCACGAATGAGGATGGCGACGACTTTCATTTGCGCTCGCTTACCAGACGTGAAAGCCGCGATCGGCGGTGTAGACGGAGCCGGCCGGTTCCGGATTGAGGGCCATCAGGGCGGCGGCGTTGAAGAGCGCCATCGCCGTATCGACTTTTCCGAACCCGCTGTCCTCGCGGGCGACGCGGACGCCGGTCGGCGTCTGCAACAGGCGCAGATTGCCGATACACCAGCCGAGCAGCGGAGCGCCGCCGTGCTGGAACGTGCCGTCGGCCAGCTTGCGCTCGAGCGTCTTGAAGGCGCCCATCAGGCCGATGCCCTGCCGCACGCCAGACAGCAGCTTTTCGTCCTGCGTGATCTGCTTTTTCGCCAGGGCGTCGACCACGGTTCCGATGCCCATGGCGTCGACGCCGACCTCTGCGAGCAGTCCGCGCGCGTGAATGTCGGCGACAAGTCGAACGATAAAGGCGACGTCCGGCGCATTGCCGTCCTCGTCGGCGCCCGGCGAGAGCGCATCGTCGGTCAGCGCCGCCAGGTCGGCGTCGTCCGTCGAAAGATCTGGCGTGTCGAGATCGTAGCGGAAGACGTGGAGGTCGCCCGCTTTCTTGAACTCGATGTAGGAATTGGCGTTAGCCTTGCGGCGACCGACGCCGATGGTCGAGATGAGGGCGCAGCCCCAGCCGAGCCAGCGCTTGGTTTCGCGCTCCCGACCGATGATCGCGACGCCGAGCAGATCGTCCAGGCCGCCGCCGTCGATGCCGACTGTGACCACTTCAGAACGCCGCAGGATTTCCTCCAGCGTCAACGAACGGTCGGCGCGGCGCTCCCACAGCTCGGCGCCCGCCCAGCCGTCGGCGCGCAGGGCGTTACCGATCTGGACGTTGAGATGCTTGGCGAAGAAGATCGCCAGATCGGCCTTGCCGGCACGCTGGGCCTCGGCGAGTTTGACCGAGATATAGTTTTCGTCGACGGACGCGCCGAGGTTCGGATTGGTGACGTACCAGTATTTCGGCTCGCGGAACTGCTCGTCCTTGAGGATTTGCTCCGGGTGCTCGTAAAGGACAGGCAGTTTCGACGGTTCGACGATCTTGCCGTCGCGGATCGCCCGAAACTCGTCCAACTTTTGCCGGAACACGCCTTCCGGCGGCCGGTCAGAATGGGTCGACAGATAAATGACGAAGCCTTCCGGGCGGCTGGCGAGGCCGCCTTCGGCTTCCTGCAGCATCGCCGCGGCGTTGGCGCGCTTCCCGAACAGCCACAACTCGTCGACCAGCAGCCCGCAGGTCTTTTTGCCGGAGACCGTTTCATTGTCGGCGGCGACGACCTTGAGGATGGCGCCGGTGTTGCGATGCTCGATGACGCGTCCGGCCGAGGGCTTCAGGATGGTCGAGAGCACCGGATGGGCACGGACCATGTCGCAGGCCGGGATATAGCTGTTGTCGGCGACTTCCTTGGTCGGCGCCAGGACGTAGAATTCCGCCGACTCGCGCCAGTTGCGGATCAAAGCGGTGACCATGATACCGGCGGCGAGCGTGGACTTGCCGTTCTTCTTGCTGATCAGTTTTAAGAAATACTGGATCAGCCGGCGGCCGGTCTCGGCGTCATAGGCGCCGAAGATGGCCTGCACGAAATCGAACACCCAAGGGCGGCCGATCTCGCCGAAGTTCGGTTTGCCGGTGACGTCCACCACCGGCAGCGATTTGAATATCTCCAGCGCCGCCGTGGCTTCGCCCGGAAAGAGCGGATCGAACGGGATCAGCGTCCGGCGGTCGAGCAGGCGCTCGCGCCAGTCCGGGCACGCGGTGGACCAGGTGGGCGGCATGCGTCAGTGACGGCGCGGCGAGGCCGGCGTGGCGTAGGGGCCCGACGCGGCGACTTCTGCGGCGCGGGCCAGTTCTTCCTTCTTGCCGAGTGGGCGCTCGCGCTGTTCCTCGGGCATACGGGCCTTGCCGACCGTGCCGAGCCCGCGATCCAGAAGGGCCTTCGAAGCGGAGGCGATAGCCGATTCGCTGGCCCCGTCGGACACGATCTTGTGCAGCACTGCTATGGCTATTCTCGCGAACTTGCGCGCCTCGGCGCGGATCTGCGCCTCGATCGTCTGGGCATGGGCGGCCTCGGCGTCTTCTCGGGACGGCGCGCGCATGAAGGGCAGCATGGCCGCGTCGCCGCCAATCTCGACGGTCGGCTTGCCGTAGCCGCGGTCAAGAATTTCCTTGGCGGCGGCGATCTTGGCGGCCTCGCTCTTGCCGTGGGACAGGATCAAGACCAGGGCCTCGATGACCTGGTGCGCATGGCGCTGCGCGACGCCGTCGATCTCGTCCGGCGGCGGCTCGGAAAGAGCGCGGGCGCGATGGAGGTCGGACAGCGACGTTTGCGCGACGTGGCCCTTTGGCTTGCGGCCGGCGCCGGGCCTCTTCCCGCCGCGATTTGATTTCTTTTCCGGAGGCTGATCGCTCAAGTTTGATTTCCCGAGTAATCAAAGCGCGAAATCAAAGGTCCGCCGCCAACAAATTTTTTGTGCGCGTGAGGGTAGTTGCGGTGTAACGCGCGTGGCCCTCCGAGGATTTTAACCCCCTCCCCTCTCCAGCCAATCTCAGCGCTGAATTCCGGCGCGCTTCCGACGCTCTTCGATGGTCTTGAGAGAATGATGCGAGCCGCAAAGACATTGGCCGTTCGCGGGGTCAAGCGGTGCGCCGCCATCCTTGATCTCGACGATGTGGTCGGCGAACATGCGCCGTTCCGACCTGGTGCACCCAGGCCACTGGCAGACATTGCCCGCGCGGCGGATAACAAGTGTTCGCCATTGTTTGAACTCAGGCGTCGAATAGAACGAATCCGCCTTCTTCTCCGCCGGCCGCACCGATCCACAGGGGCCGACGCGCACTTTCAGCGGCCGGCATTTCAGCGCCATGATCGGCCAACTCCCCAAGCCGCCAAAAGCAAAACCCGCCTCGTTTCCGAAGCGGGTTTTCTAAACCTGTTTGTCTGTGACTGAGACTGCACCAAATATCTGTCGCAAGTCAAGCAGCGCTTGTGATCTTTTTTCGCCGACCGCGCACCCTTCCCGAATCATGCGCCGCGCGCCGCGTCAGATCTGGCAGCACGCGCCCCATCTGCGGCGCAGGCTCCTCCCATGGGCGCATCGGACGAACGCTTGGCACGACGTCGAAACGCTCAAGCCGGCCGTCCAGATCGGCCGCCAGAGCGTCAAGCGCATAGCGCCAGACCTCATATTCGGCCCGCGCGACGCAGCCGTCGGTCGGATCGGGCACGAGTTCAGTCTTGCGATAGGCGAAGGGCTTGGGCATGCGCCGCACATGGTCGAAGCCGTCGACCTCCACTTCGAACCGCGACGGCCCGAACGCGCCATCGGTCACGATCACCTCGCGCACAAACCATTTGTCAGCGCCAAACTCCTGCACGAAGCGCACATCCGGGGGCTCGATCTCCCAATCCGGCGCGCTGCCGAGAATGGCGTGGCGCATCAGCAGGCGGCGCGGCGTGCGGCGCAGATGGCGTTGGCCCTTGTCATCGATCGACGTGAGCCGCTCCAGCGCCTTGGCCGCCACCTCGCCGGCATGGCCGCCCAGATCGCCCAGATCGTCCAGCGGCGACCAATCCTCGGGCAAGTTCAAGCAGAAGGCGTCGAGCGCGCAGACGGCGTCATGGACGAGCAGCGCGTCATTGTGCGGCAGATCCTGCGCGAATAAATCCGGCACGACGCCGAAGCGATTGTCGTCGAGACCGGCCAGCGACAATTCCTCGCCCATCTGGCTCACCTTGTCCCAGGCGCGACGCCATTCCTCCGGCGCGGCGGGAATGCGCGGCACTTTGGGCAACTCACGCAGATAGGCCCAGGCGAGCAGCGCCTCTATGTCGATCCGCTGCTTCGGCGTGGCCACGACCGCCGCCTTCATCGCGCCGCCCCATTTCCGGGCCAGCTCAATCACCGCCATCCGCTTCAGTTTTTCGCCGCTCATGGTCAGCCCTCAGGATTTCGGCCATTTGGTTTCGCCGGACACGGAGATGTAGGCGTTGAGCGACCCGGCGATCGGCTCGACGACAAACCCGAGATGCAGCGCGGCGGCGATCAGCGCGCCGTTGCTGACATAGCCGCCCGCCCAATGCTCGGCGGCATGCTTGAGCCGATAGCTGTCGAAGTCGCGGTTGACCGTCAGGCGCGGCGGAACGCATTGCAGCCAGTCCAGTGCGCGGCGGAACTCTCCGATGTGATTAGGCCAAGCCTTCCGCAGATCCTGAAATTCCGCGCCGACCGCGCCCGTCTCAAATCCGCGCCACGTCAGAAACGCATGCCCATTCACGACCTGTAAAAGCGCCTTTTCCATTTCGCCCATCGCTCGCCCCTTTTGGTCCAACCTGTCCAACCTATGACTTTTCAAAACACCAAAGGTTGGACCATAATAAATACTTGTTTTCGTTTGCTTTTTTTATATCTGGTCCAACCTGTCCAACCTGTCCAACCTATAAAGCAACTTTCTGGAATTTTTCTTCGCCGGGTTTCGCGCCCGCCTGCGCGCGCGCACACATGAGGCAAAAAGGTTGGACAGGTTGGACAGGTTGGACCAAGCATTGAAATAAAAGAGTTATTTTGGTCCAACCTTGTTTTTGAGGTTGGACCAAACCGTGACAAGGTTGGACCAAACCCCACAAAAAGCGTTTTACCCCTCCCAGTCCGGTTTCTCGCGACCCTCGTCTTCGCCCGCGCCATCGTCGTCCGGCCATGTCACGTCCTGGCAGAGCGCTTCGGCGAAGGCCTCGCGGCAGTGGCTGAGCGAGGGCAGCAGATAGCACCAGGCGCGGCGGCGCACGGGAATGCCGGTCTTGTCTTCGATGTCGACCCAGGGCCGCTTTTTCTCCAGCCCCGCCACCAACTTGGCCAGCTTCATCCCGAAAACGGTTTGCTCCTGCTTGCGCTTGACGCCGATGCGTTCGGATGCCGCGATATAATCGTCGAACAGGCTCTCGCACGGCATCTCCTGCCGCCACTGGCCGCCGCCGCGCGTCGTCGTCCCGGCCATCAGGCGTTCGAACCACCAGCTCTCGACGGAATCGAGCGAGCGGATTTTCTGTTCCAGCAGCGCCTCGGTGCGCGGGATCTGGCGCAGATTGACGCTCGAAAGGTCGAAATCCAGCAAATCGCGCAAAAGCGCCTCTCTCCCGCCGTTCGCCAGCTCGAGGTCCATTTCAGCGAAATATTCATGGTTCTGGGCGCAGCGCGGGTCGATATCGAGCACGCAGAAGCGCCGCTCGTCCTTGCCGGCGGGCACCACCCATTCCTCATTGGAGGTCATGATCAGCCGGACGTAATTTTTCAGCCGGATCGGGTCGACGCCCTTGGCCTCGATCTGCTGGATCGGCGAAGTCACAAGGCCCTTCAACCGCCCTTCCGCCGCCTTGTCGCCTGCCCATACAGCTTCGTCAGCCTGCAGTAGCAGGCAGGTCGCCATATGGGCGTTGAATTGCCCGGTGACGTAGCGGGGGTCGTCGACAAGGAAATAATGGCGGGGCGCCAGTGACCCGAACACCTCGCCGACCTTGGTCTTGCCGGAGCCCATCTTGCCGCGCATCACCAGCGCCACGCCGAGCCGCTCGCGCGGCCGCTGGATCATGTGAGCGAAAAAGCCGAACACCCATTTGTAGAGCCCAGGATCGCCGCGACAGACGTTGTTCAGAAGATGGTCGGCGAAGGTGCCATAGGCGCGCGGGTCGCTCCTGGGCAGCGGCAGGCAGACCAGCCCGCTCCAAAGGTTCAGATAATCCTTGGTGCCCGGCGCATTGTTTGGGTCCGGGAAGAATTCGACCCCGCGATAGGAGCGACGCAGCTTCGACGACAACCACGCCTTGGCCCAGGTGACAGCCTTGATCTTGCCGTCGGAGCCGCAGATTTCGGTGAAGCGATTGGCGAACCACGCATTAAAGGCCTCGATCGTCAGGATGCGCTGCTGGTCCTCCACCATGGCGTCAGGCTGTTCAAGAAAGACAACCGCCTTGGATCCCATCAGGACCAGCGCGAACTCCCGATTGAGGCTATCGATATCGAACCCGAAATGGCGCGGGGTAAGAGCCGCCCCATCCTCAGCCGGGCGAGCGGGAGACTTCGGCGCAAAATTTCCAGCCATGTTCTCTGCGCATAGCGCGTCGGAGACGACAGCCGCGCCTTCGACCATATCGGCGATCAGTTTGGACGGCTCAGTCACGCGCCCCTCCAGCTCATCCGGCGCAATTCGATCGCCCTTTCGCCGCGAGATGCGGCCTCGAACACGAACCAGGCGAAGGGCGCGCCGCTGTTCGACATCCGTTTCCCCTCCCAGCCCTCGCGGTGCATGGTCGGCAGCCGCTCGATCCCCGCCCAGACGCGGGCGAGATGCGTGTCGATCAGGTCGGACCGCCCGGCCCCTTCCAGCGCCATCAGACGCAGCAGCACGATCACGCGCGGCGCCAGCGTCAGGCCATGGCGGATGAACTCGTTCGCCAGCTTGTAGGGCGGATTGGTCACGATCAGTTCGACGTCTTGCGGCGCGCGCCGCTCCATCAGGAAATCGACCGGAGTCAGAATTCCGGGATCGGCGCCTTCATGCGGTACGAGGTCCATCTGAACGACCGAATGGCCAGCAGAAACCAGCTCGCGCGCTATGGCGCCTCGTCCCGCGCAAGGCTCCCAGACATGGACCGGCGACCGCAGGCTCGGCTCGACGCGCAACAATGCATGAACCGCGCAGGCGGGCGTCTCGTAAAGATCGTCTTTCCGGTCCGCCAGGGCATGGCGGGAGGCGCCCTGTTTCATGGGTCTTTTCTCGCTCTTGCCGCGCACGCTTTGGCGTGCGCCAATCTCACGCATTCCCGACCGCGCCTTCCTCGGCCGCGCAGATCGCGGCATGGCGCGTCGCGATGTCGCACACCAGCTGCAGCGCCCGGTCGGACGGCAGGGGCGTCGCCTCAGCGACGTCGAAGGTGCAGGCGACGAGGATCGACAGCAGCGTCGCGCAGACATCTTCCGGCTCCGTTCCCTCAGCCCCGGCCTTGGCGCATAGATCGGCCACGGCGCCGCGCACGGCCTGGTCAGCGTGTGTGAAAAAATCATCCGCGCTCATTGATGGCGCTCCGCGCACAGCCCGGCGGGCGAGGACAGATAGCTGGCGCTGGCGCCAACCTGGCGCATGAGCCGCCGCGTGTTCATCACCGCCTTGCCAATGTCGCAGGGCTCGAAATTCAGCTCGCCCGTTCCAAAGGCGTGCTCGCGCGCGAGATCGCGCAAATGCCGCTCATTGGCCTCAATCGGCGGGCGCGACTCGTCGGCGTCCAGCTCAAAGGGCGTGGCGGCGCCAACCTCGACCAGATCGAGTGGCCAGCGGCCCGCGCGGCGCATCTCATGGATGATGGTGGCGATCGAATTGCGCTGGATCCCGAGCGCCTCGGCGGCCGCCGCCCGGGTCTTGCCGTCGCGCAGCAATTCGACCAGCGCGCGCTCGGTCTCCCGCCGTGTTCTCGATTTCGTCATGCCGCGTGCTCCTTGCTTTGGGCGCCTTCTGGCCGCAACTTGGCGCTCACCAGGAGATCGTTGAAATCTTTGCCAGCCGGGGCCATCACGATCCGGATCGAGAGCCCGGGCCGGGCATAGCGCGCCGCCGCCCGCTGCATCGCCAGCCCGGTGGTGAAGGCGTCGGAATCGCCGTCTCCGAGCAGGACCAGCTCGGTCACGCTGGGGGGAAGAGCGATCCCCGGCGCCGAGAAATCCGGCTCCGCTCCGGGAACCCGCTGCGCCTTCCCGCCAGGCGTCTTCAGCGTCGGATGCGCCACGCTCGAAACAGCCTTGCCGCCAAGATTGCCGAGATCGACCGCGGACCAGAACGCGTCCGAGCCGCGCATTCGCCCCTCGCGCTTCAAGGCCGTGGCGACCGAAAGCACCGTCTCGATCCCTTCGCCCAGGAACAGCCTTTTGGGATCGTCCGGCAGGCGAAGCACGATATGGCCGCCAGCCTTGGCGCCGCGCACCTTTTTCGCCGGCAGCGCCTCGCCGCTGTCGGGGTCGCTCACCTTGGCTTTCCGCGTCAGCGAGGCGTCGAGATAGGTCACATGGACGGCGCAGAAGGCGCCGTCATTGTCGCGCACGGCGGACACCATGGCCGGTCCGCGCATCAGCACGCGTGGCGAGCGCCGCCCCATCTCATCAACCGTCTCACCATGAAAATAAGGCACGGCCCGCGCGCCGCGAATATCAGCCGTCCCGGGCAGCAGGCAGCCCCGCCCGCGCAAATAACTTTCGACGCCCTCGCGGCCAAATAGCTCGGCATGGTCCCACAGCTTTTGCGCCCGCGCGATTTCCTGCGTGCGGAAGAAAGCGGCGGCCTTTTCGCGCTTGTCCTGCTCGGCGGCGCGTTTGCGCGCCAGACGCGCCTCGTCCTCGGCCGAGAGCGACGCCGCTCCGCCCAGGAATTCGACCGCCGCGCGAAAATCGCAGCCGCGCGCCTTCTGCACCAGCGCCAGGGCGTCGCCGCCCTCGGCGCAGACCGCGCACAGCCACAGCGCGCCATTGTCCTTGATCTCGAACCGCGTCGCGCGCTTGCCGCCGCCGCACAGCGGACAGGAGCCGATCAGGTTGCGGCCGGATTTCCGCAACGTCGCGCCAAATTGCGCGGCCAGCGCGCCGAGATCGGCGCGGGCGTTCAGATCCTCGATCTGGGCGTCGCTCAGGCGCATGCGGCGGCCTCCCTGCAGACGCCACGGAAGGTTGCTTCGTCCTCGGTCAGAAAGTCATGGGCGCGCGCCCGCGCGATCGCGGCCGCCGCAACTTCGGCGTCGCATGTCTGCCGCGCGCAGATCGCTTCGAAAGAAAATCCGGCGCGGACATCGTTGACGATACGATCCTCAAAGGATGGAAGGATCCAGCCAAAGAGCGGCTGCGGCCAGCCAACTGGCTCGAATTGAAGTTCCGGCCCCGCGTCCATCAGGAAACCCTCCGCGCGGCTTGAACCATCTTCTCCGCCAGCACCGTGCGGATTTCATCGGCGAGCGAAAAGCCGTCGCGACGCTTGGCCTCCGTCACCACGGACGGAAAATCGACGCGCCGGAAAAACACGCGGATCACGTCGATCCCGAGCGGCTTGGCCCCGAACAGCGCGCACAGCCCACGCAGGACAGGCGGCGAGACATAGCCGCGAATCTCGCCGCCCGAGGCGGACAAAGCCACGAAGGCCCGCAACAGGTCGGCAGGGCCGAAGCGGCGGAACAGCGCGCGCAGCTCCTGGGGACAGGTGCAGTCGCCGCGCTTCATCTGAGCCGCCGCGAGCGGATAGCCGAGGACGCGAATGCCGGCCTCGCGCGCCAGCCGGTCGATC